CGAATACAAGTACACAAATTGGCCCCAGAAGTGGGACTCTGTTACAGACAATATGACGAACGATTTGCAGAACTTAAAAGAAGCATATTTCAGTTTTGCAAAGAAGCATATTTCGGCGAAAACATGAACCATGCAGACGAAATATTCTTAATAGTTATTTCCTATTTGAACCTTTGAGTAGCCGATTATGGAACACACTTACATACTGATTATGGAACACACTTGGACCTGATTAGTGCGTCATAACTAAACAAACAACAAATATTTTTATTACAGCTTGTTGACAACTGTTTAAACTGTCATTACGCAATTTCTAATTGAGATGTCTGATAAATAGACTAGGTACTACCTGATCTAATGCGTAGTTCTACATTCGGGTAGCAACACCCCCTCAATAGATCCTAACTATAGAGGAAACGAAGGACCATGTAAACATGAACACAAACACTAAAAGTGATTGGGAGAGCTCTGAAACGATAGGCCCATTCGAAAAGCTCAACAATAACCAAATCCTTGTGAGTACCTTCTTTGGTACGATCATTTTCGATGACGACATTCGCAACTTTGTTCCGGCTATGAACGTTTTACGAGTATATCTGGACGAATCGGACCTGAAGGCAATGAATGATTTGATTTTTTCAAAGCCTAATAACGAAATTAAGCCACTTGGTACTGTCTTGTCATCTTTGTTTTTTGATGAGATATATGACGAATTGATCTTTGAATTACCGATGAGGATTTATAGTTTATTCCCTGATGACTTTGATTTCTTCAATGAAGGAGCTTGGTTTGTACTAATGAATGAATGGAAACAACAAATACCCCCGGTTATGTCTTTATTAACATGTGGTGATGTTGAAGCCAATCCTGGACCAATACATTCACGCCCCATATTTCCTCGCGACAACGACCCTAGAGGAATACGGTTGGAAAAGGTGCTTGAGAAGAGAGAGGCAAAAATTCGCTCATTGGAACGAAGACTCGAACGGCTACTAAAAGTAGCAAACCCACGCGCGCAAGGTGTCTTTACGGACATACAACAACTTGCTCGCACAGTGACGACGACCCTTGAACCTTCACGCGTTGACAAATTGACAAATGACATAAGTAGAATATGTTCTTTCATAGAGAACAATTTACCAATAATACAAGCCAATTTGCAGACCACGGGATTAACAATTTCAGATAATTTAGTTTCGATTAAAGACGACATGATTAAAATTATCATTTTTTTGATATTATTAAAAATTTTTATGACATCTGATAAATACCGTTGTGCAATAGCTTTAGTTTTACTTTTTATTTGCCAGCATTATGGATTGCACTCACAAATTATTTCATTAGTTAAAGAATTAATAGACAAAGTAAGAGCCCCTAAGGCACAGTCAATTGCAGAAGATGTAGTTTTTCACCCAATTTTCCAATTGTGTGGAAAGATTTTGTTTGCTGTATTAGCTTTTATAGCCATTAAACAGATTCCTGGCAAACAGGACTGGGATAGTTACATTATGCGACTAGATCGCTTGCCCAAAGCATATGATGGCGCAAATAAGATAATAGATTTTACTACCGAATATTGGAATTTAGCACAAGAGTCAGTTAAAATGATGATACTAGGCAAAACTCGTGAGGAATTACGAGCAGCCAATGGTATTTATAATGAGATTGACCAATGGGCGTCAGAAGTTCGTAAGTATCTAGAATTGGAACAGCGCAATAAAATAGATTTAGACATTGAAACAGCAAATAAGGTTGAGAAGCTCTGGCAAAGAGGAATGGAATTCAAAGCAGACAAGCTGCTTTCACGCGAAGCAGACAGATTGGTTTCAGCAACATTAATACCAGCACGTTCTCTTTACGAGTATGTGGAACAGAGCCCTATTAAGGGTGGAGGACCAAAGATGAAACCAGTGTGTGTTTGGTTGTGTGGAGAATCAGGTATTGGCAAGACAGAAATGATATACCCTTTGTGCATTGATGTGCTTAGGGCAATGGGATTGTCGACCGAAACCGATTATCAACACCAAGTTTATGCTAGACAAGTGGAAACAGAATTTTGGGATGGTTACAAAGGACAGAAAATTATTATTTATGATGATGCTTTCCAGAAAAAGGACGATAGAGTTAATGGAAATCCAGAATTGTTTGAAGTGATTAGAAGTTGTAACACTTTTCCCCAGCATTTGCACATGGCAGCTTTGCATGATAAAAATACTTTTAGTTCAGCTGAATTGATGCTTTACACAACAAATGAGATGAACGTAGACATAGCTTCATTGACTTATCCAGCAGCTTTTAATAATAGAATGTATGAGAATGCATATGTTGTCTCCCTTCAGGAGCGATATAGAAAGAAAGTTGTTTCTAAAGATGGTAGGGAGAGCTTCACATTAGATTTAGACAAAATTGACCCATTTCAACCCATAGATTTAGACATCTATTTGTTCCAAAAGAAGAATGAAAACGGTGAAAATGTAGGTGCACCACTTACATATGAAGAGTTTTCCAAATTGATTGCGGAACAGTGGAGAAGAAAGAAGATGATGAGCAGGGACAAATTGGAATTTTTGAATCAATATGCTCAGAGACCCTTAGCTCAAACAGGCTTGCGCGATAACGAAGAGTATTTTTCTGATGCCGCTTCATTCAATTCGGAATACGGTTTTACTCCAAAATATAATTTTGTAGATGAAATAGCACATAATTATGCGGAAGGACTTACATTGGCAGACCTTGAATACGAATATTCAGCTGATGAACATAAGTACAACGCTTATCACGAATGGAGAAAATCGTGTCCGAAAGCTTCTATTTGGGATAAATACATTGAAAGATTTGATGTAGCATACAGTAGTTTTAAGACATATTTTACTGAGTTAAAGGTAGAGGCTATAAGGATTATAAAGGAACATCCATTTATGACAATGTTAGGTGTAGTTGGAACTTTCTTAGCTATTTTTTCTATGTATAAGGGAATTATGAGTATTTTTAAGAGTGAAAAGGATTCACCTCACGATGAGGAAGAGGTGAATAGCAGTACCGATGAAGACGATACAACAATCGATGATGATCCTGAGATAATTAGTGAAAGCAATGCGTTTACCATCAAGCAGATAATCTCAGAAGTGACCAGTAGTGGGGACGTCAAAACACAGAATTTGACGAAACCCAAAGTGGAAATTTCAGCGAGTGGGGATGTTAAGACACAACGAGTCAATAGACCCACAGTAGAAATCGCTGCTAGTGGTGATGTTAGAACATTGAAAGCCGCAAAGCCAAGAATTGAGAGTGAGAACGACGCTCATTATTTGGCAGATTTTATAAATGGAAGAAGACCAACGGCGCAAGGATGTTCAGACCCACAAGCGTTAATGTTAGTAACTGACATCTTATACAAGAACACTTATAAAATGTTATTCAAAATGGGTGACAAGTTTAGTTACATAGGAAACGTAACCTTTATCAAGGGTTGGGTAGCAGCAATGCCTTACCATTTTTTGGAAACGTTAAGTCTTAAGAACATCTTTGATGCCACCTTGTGTTTGACGCAGGATGGAATTCATGATTTAATTCAATTCCCAGTTTCCCATTTGATGACTAAAACTGATGGCGGATTCAAAATGACAAAGAACGTAGTCCGTTTAGAACATACGAGAGGTGACGCACAAGATTGCGTTATATTTTGTTTGCACAAACAAATGTGTCAGCCACATAGAAACATTTTACCACACATCGTGAAGCAGGAAGATTTGAGCTCATTGTCTGGTTGCATGAGGGGGACGATGTCCACATTTCACAGACACAATGGGCAACTTTCTCGCATGTACCACACTTTTAGCGAGATTACTCCTGTTGATTCATCAATTGAGATTGACTTAGACCCTGAACAGAAGCACCATTATACACAAAGATCGTATTACACGTACAGAGTTTCGACAGTGGAAGGAGATTGTGGTTCATTCATTGGATTGTTTTCTAAGAGGATGGTACGCAAATTGATTGGTATGCACATCGCTGGAGATGCCACTGGCATAGCTTATGCTTGCCCTTTAACATTCGAGAGAATAGACAAGGCAATATCTCAGTTAGAGAAACACGTTGGACCAGTAGCACAGATGGAGTATTGCATTGACGATTTAGTTGATTCATCTCTTAATCCAGATTTGCCGCCAGGAGGTTTTATACCTATAGGCAGAGCTTTACTTAAGAACGGACAGGCCACCAAATCGGCATTGATGAAGTCAAGAATATACGGTAAATTGCGTAAGGCTACGATGGCCCCAGCTATTCTTAAAGCGACAATGATTGACGGAGAATTAGTTGATCCTCTTCAAAATGGACTTAAGAAGTGTGGTATTATACCCGCTTTACTTGACAACGAAAATATAAATGCTTGTACTAATGACATTTCGTCAATTTTGCGAACCAATTTTATGAAAATTGATGTTTCTTTGTATCGTAGGGTTTTGTCCTACCAGGAAGCTGTCCAAGGAGCCAATGATGACTATATGACTGCGGTCAATAGAACAACATCACCAGGCTATCCCTATTCACATCAGCGGCTTGGTAAACCAGGTAAGACCAGATGGTTAGGAAGCGATGAGGACTTCGATTTTACATCAAAAGATTCCTTACAGATGCAAAAGGACGTACAAGATTTACTTGATGATTGCAGACTTGGACTAATACGCGGAGTTTATTGCGCAGACACATTGAAAGATGAGAAAAGAGACTTGGAAAAAGTGAGAGTTGGAAAGACAAGAGTGTTTTCAGCTTGCCCGGCACATTTCGTGCTAGCTTTTAGACAATATTTCCTTGGATTTTCAGCGTGGTGTATGCACAATAAAATTGATAACGAGATTGCGGTAGGAACGAACCAATATTCTCTTGATTGGAACAAAATTGCGTTAAAACTCAAAACAAAAGGCACACCAGTAATAGCAGGTGATTTTTCAAATTTTGATGGATCTTTGAACGCACAAATTTTGTGGGCAATTCTCGATATTATCAATGATTGGTACGATGATGGAGACGAGGCGCGGAAAATCCGAATGGGGTTGTGGGCTCATGTAGTTCATTCAACCCATATTTTTGATGACAATGTATATATGTGGACCCATAGCCAGCCTTCAGGTAACCCTTTTACTGTCATTATCAATTCGATTTACAATTCGACAGTTATGCGCTTGGCATGGCAAATTATAATGAAACCGCACGGACTCTCTGGGATGAATCATTTCAACACTTATGTTTCTATGATAAGTTATGGTGACGACAATGTATTGAACATTTCTAAGAAAGTGATTGATTATTTTAATCAAGAAACTATTGCTGAAGCGTTGGCGTCAATTGCCCATACTTATACGGACGAGACAAAGAGTGGGGAAGTGGTGAAATATCGGAGTTTAAATGACATCAATTTCCTGAAAAGGTCTTTTGTGTATAGCGAAGAGTTACAGCGTTATATAGCACCCATTGAAGAAAGGGTAATATACGAAATGCTTAATTGGACACGCAATACAATCGACCCAGATGAGATTTTGATGACGAATATCGGAACGGCAGCACGTGAAATGGCGCTTCACGGGCGGAGCAAGTTTGACAACTTTGCTCTTGAGATACGCCATGTTGAGGAATATCTACGAGTAGTGCCAAGGCTTCTGACTTATGCAGAATACTTGACTGATTTCAAGGATAATTCCGATACATTTTTCGACTAAGTCTTTAAGTGCAGTTTGATGTGATCTTTGGGCAGCGAACAATATCTCAGGCTAATCAACGTTGCTTACATGCTATCAAACTAAAAGAGTTACCTGTTTAGGTTTACTTCCAGGATGCTCTAAGGCAGCCCCTTTAAAATCCAGGAACCCTGAGTGCATGATATCTGTTTAGGTGGACAATATCATAAAGAAATTCACCTGCTGATTTTCAATTAAATACAAATTCAAACGAAAACCCAGAAATAGCGAATTCGAGCATTGCGACAGAACAACAAGAAATTGTACGCTTTTCCAGCGAAGGAGTTGCTCCTTCAACTAGCGCTGTCCCCGATATCGCCGATCTTTCCACTGATTATTTGGAAATGACTACAAGAGAAGACCGAATTCACACGATTCGAGACTTTCTACAAAGACCTATTGTTATTCACACGGGACTTTGGTCGTCAAATGTCGAACCTGAAAGACCAGGATCAGAACTTTACACGGCTAATTTTCCAGAGGTCTTGATTTCAAATCCAATGTATCAAGAAAAATTGCGCGGTTTTGTGGGATTGCGAGCTACTTTAGTAATAAAAGTACAAGTTAATTCTCAACCTTTTCAACAAGGGAGATTGTTGTTGCAATATTTTCCATACGCCCAATATATGCAAAGTAGGGTAGCTCTTGTCAATAAAACACTTCAAGGTCGCTCTGGTTGTCCCCGTACTGACTTGGATTTAAGTATGGGTACAGAAATCGAAATGCGAATTCCATACGTATCCCCACATGTATACTACAATCTAATTACCGGACAGGGATCCTTTGGTGCTATTTACTTAAACGTTTACAGTCAACTGAGGGATCAGGTTTCCGGAACAGGAGACGTGGAATACACTGTGTGGGCACACATGGAGGATGTCGATGTCCAATATCCAACTGGTGCATCGATATACACTGGCTCTTCCCCTAATTATGTTAATCTAGCTGAAAAATTGTCTAGAGGCAGGATGACGGCGGAAGATGTACGAGATATGATCAACGATAAAACGTACACAACACCACCCGCAAGGATTTTTGCTCAATCTTCTTTTGAATTGACTCAACTTAAAGAGAACAATTCGACTTCCAAAGGAGTTGGGCAAATTGCGGAAGGATTGAACACGTTAACCAAGACACCCGTTATAGGAAATGTATTCACTCGTCCAGCGTGGATTAGTGCAGCAGCTACAAACATCTTTAAAATGTTGGGATATTCTAAACCCACAGTTCAAGGATTGCCTTGCGAATCTAAATTGCGCGGTCAAACTAGAATGGCAAACTATGACGGTGCCGACACGTCACATAAACTTGCTTTATCATCAAGCAACGAAATTGAAACAAAGAGCGGCCTGTCCGGAACATCATCCGACGAGATGGCGCTTTCACATGTGTTATCTATACCCAATTACTGGGATAGGTTCACATGGCCATCTACCGGTTCGGGATCCGAAACAGGAAGCGTTCTGTGGGATTCTTTAGTGACCCCATATAAGATCAAGAATTATTCAAGTTCAGTTAATGACGTGTTTAGATCAACACACATGGGATACGTCGCCAATTCATTTGGTTTGTGGCGTGGTAGCGTAGTTTACACTTTTAAGTTTGTTAAAACACAGTTTCATTCAGGTAGATTACAAATTTCGTTTATTCCTTTTTATTTTAATCAAACAATTTCAACAGGTGTCCCCGATACCTCGAAGGCACAAAGAATGATTGTCGATTTACGGAAGTCGACTGAAGTTGCTTTTACCGTGCCATACGTGTCATCTCGTCCTTGGATGTTTTGTACCCGCCCAGATTCAATTTCTTTAGGTAAAAACGCAGAGAAGATGTATAATTGTGTCACCGGTATTGTTAGAGTGGAAGTGCTCAACAAATTGGTTGCCGCAAACAGCGTCTATCCTTCAATAGATACCATAGTTGAAGTGAACGGTGGACCCGATTTGGTTTTCGCAAATCCCACCTGTCCTTCATACGTACCATACGGTGGAGCTATCACAGCCACCGCTGAAGAAACGGACAAGGGTGAAGAGGTTATAGAACATCCAAGAGTACCACGACCTAGAGCTCAAACATCGTTGATGGGGGCAAATGAAGCAATACCTCGTAACGAGGCGCAGAAGGGCTCACATCCACAGGCGATAGATACCCACGTTATTTCATCTAATTGGTCTCCAGAAGCCAATTGCGTGGGCGAGAAGATCATGTCTATCCGCCAGTTGATTAAACGATTTGGGCAGTTCGGTGATAATTCAATAACTTTGAACGAAAGTGAGGGGGTAAAAAGAAAAGATGCAATTATACTCGCACCATTTTCACATCGTACAGCACCCACCACTATTCCAACGAAAAGACGCATGACACAATTGGATTATTATTATTATCTTTTCGCATTTTGGCGTGGTTCCATGAGATTCAAAGTGATTTCCGAAACCTACAACCCCACGAAGGGAACTGGCCGGAAGAAAAGCAATTTCATGTGGGACATTTCTATGTTTTCTTCTATTCAAGACACGATGGATTTCTTAATTTCTGTATTTCAGAACAATGGAGACGATAGCATTATAATGGGCTATCCCCAAAATCCAGGTGTTGATTCATCAGCTTCTTCTAACATTATCGTCGACCCTAGCATAGAGGGTGTTGTCGAATTCGAGGTACCTTATTACAATGTATCTCACATTTCTCCGGCTACGCAATACGCACCCGAAGAAAAGGCCTTGAATTTCGATAATGTGTGGCGCGGTCATATACCACCGTGTGCAGTCGTCTTAAGACCGAGAACTGCACCTGCCGAAAACAACGAAGTTTACACTTCTTTTTGGCGCGCACCAGGCGATGATTTTTCTTTATCGTACCTCGTTGGAGTACCACCATTAGTTAACTTACAACGAACTTATAATCCATAAAAACTCTTTCTCTTTTTAGTTTTCTGAAAAATAAATTAAAATTGCTTAAACTATCTTAAATAGTGAAATAGAACCAATAGTTTTAAAAGAAAGTTACAACTTA